AAACTCGGCACTACTCCAGGGAAGCTATACGGCACTAAAGGCCCGAGGCATAACTGAGGAGACCTGCCGTAAGTTTGATTATCAGGTCGGCATGGACGGCTCCCGCCCGGTCCAGATTGCCAACTACCGAAACGATACTGGCCAAGTCGTGGCGCAGAAGATTCGAGACCAGGATAAGAACTTTAAGATTCTCGGTGATGGGAAAGACGTTGGATTATTTGGCCAGCACCTATGGACTGGTGGTCGCAAGATCATCATTGCAGAAGGCGAGATAGATACGCTTTCTATTAGCCAGGCACAGGGAAACAAATGGCCAACTGTCGGCCTGCCCCTAGGTGCCCAGGGCGGCAAGAAGGCCCTGATAAAAGCATGGGACTGGCTCCTAGAGTACGACCAGATAATTCTGATGTTTGATCAAGACGAAGCTGGCAAACGTGCGGCTCTTGATTGTGCCGAGGCTCTCCCGGTAGGACGAGTCTGCATCGCCGAGCTGCCAATGAAAGACGCTAACGAGTGCCTGAAGGCTGGGCTCGAGAAAGACATCATCAACGCCATATTCCGGGCTAAGGAATGGAGACCCGAGGGCATAGTCTCTGCAAGTAGTCTCCGCGATATCATCGGCGAGGAGGATGAGCAATCGACTGTTTCCTACCCCTACCAAAAGCTAAATGAGATTACCAAAGGCATACGCCCTTCCACCTTGATAACTATCTGCGCTGGCAGTGGTGTCGGTAAGTCAACCTTCGTCACAGAGATCGCCTATGCCCTTCACAACGCAGGTCAGAAGGTTGGGATGCTGATGCTAGAGGAGACAAACAAACGCACTGTGCGCGGCCTCCTGGCACTCCATATGAACACCAATATTGTACAGGATGGCAACTCCGCAACACGGGTAGAAATCGAGTCAGCGCACGACGATTTATTTTGTGAAACCGATATTGAACTTTGGGACCACTTCGGTAGTTCCAGCCTGGACATTGTTATCAATCGAATCCAGTACATGGTCCGAGCAATGGGATGTAAGCACATCATCCTAGACCACATCTCAATCCTGGTCAGTGGACTTACGGGTGAGGTTTCAGATGAAAGACGGCTGATCGATAACATCATGCATAGACTCAGGACAACTGTGCAGGAGCTGGGCATCACCCTATTTCTCGTTAGTCACCTTAAGCGCCCAAGTGGCATTGGCCACGAAGCTGGGGCCAAGGTTGAGCTGTCGCAGCTCAGAGGATCACACAGTATTGCCCAGTTGGCAGATAGCTGTATCGGCCTCCAGGTAAACGCTGATGACCCCTCAGATGACACCCGGGAAATCGTTGTCCTTAAGAACCGTTTTACTGGCCAGGTAGGTTTCGCAGGCCGCCTCAAATACCACCGAGAGAAATCCAGGCTGATCGAAATGTCTGATATGGATTCTCGATTCTAAAATAACTATAGGAAAAAATTAATGTGGATATTACCGAAGAATTACCCACTGTACTCTCGCTATGCTCAGGATACGCTGGTGCGGAAAGAGGACTTGAGCTTGCCGGGTTTGAACATCGAACAGTCGCTTTTGTCGAAATCGAAGCCTACGCGATTGCGAACTTGGCAAACAAGATGGAAGCAGGGGAGCTTTTACCCGCACCTATTTGGTCGAATCTTAAAACCCTGCCAGTGGAACCGTTTCGAGACAGAGTTGACCTCATCACTGGCGGTTATCCATGTCAACCTTTCTCAGCCGCCGGAAAGCGAAAAGGAGAGGAAGACCCCCGACATCTCTGGCCTCACATCAGAGAAATCGTCAGAGCAGTTAGACCTGTTCGGTGCTTCTTTGAAAACGTCGAAGGACACATCACCCTCGGACTCAGAGAAGTCATTAGCGACCTGGAAAGCCTTGGTTATAAAACAGCGTGGGGAATATTCTCAGCGCGTGAAGTTGGCGCACCTCACCAGAGAAAACGAGTCTACATCCTGGCCGACAGTAACAACCGACAGCGCGAGTACAAGGACGAAGAAATACGCGCAGGGTGGGATGCCGCTGTCGATGGCGGTAAACACCTGGCCGACACCGACAGCGAGGGATCACAAGGGAGCCAGTGGGTATGGCAGGCAGGAGAGAAAAGGCTTTCCGAGGGACACGCTTCCCAATGCATTGGTGAACTGGCCGACAGCAACGGTGTTCGATGTGACGGGGGGGAGTTATCCGACAGAACTGGTGAACGGTCAGTGGAGATCGAAGCACTCCAAAGACCCCAACAGTCCTTGGTACGGCGCGAAGTTGAGAGATGCAGTGGAGACAGCGGAGAAAATGAACTGGCCGACTCCGACTGTTGCCGAGGCAGAGAAAATCAGCAACAGGCCGAATTTCGGACAATTAGGACTGAGCAATCACCCGGAAGTTCACGGACAGAAGTTGAGCCGAGAGAAGCTGAACAAGTCCAAAGGTGGCCTTCCAGACCGGGTACGACCCAACACGGATGGGAAAGCCCTCGGACAATTAAACGCGGATTGGGTGGAACATCTAATGGGAGTACCAACAGGGTGGACAGACTTAGGCTCCTGGGAAATGGCATTGTGCCACAGACAGCCGCCAAAGCATGGATAACCCTAAACAACCAAATATCGACAGAGGGAATAAATCATGAAAGATCATGAAGCATTATTTTTGGAATATCACGCTGAAAATCCACATGTCTATGAGCTGTTTAAAAAGTACTGCTCCGCAGCATTTCAGTCTGGACGCAAACACTATTCGGCTTACGCCATTTTTGAAAGGATCAGGTGGCACCACGACATCGAGACCAAGTGTGAATTAGGTTTCAAACTCAACAATAACCATCGCCCTTTTTACGCAAGAATGTATCAAATGCAATTCCCAAATAGAGCCAATTTCTTTAGGACCAGGACTCAGCGCAGTGAGCGAGTCGGCCATCAAATGGAGTTTGTCTCATGGCACTGATATTTGATCTCGAGACCAACGGTCTTTTAGCTGAACTAGATAGGATTCATTGCATTGCGATACTCGACACAGAAGGCAAGGATTACCCAAAAGTCTACAGCGGTATTGAAATCGAAGAGGCACTCGATCTGCTTTCAAATGCAGAAGAAATCGTCGGACACAACGTCATCAACTTCGACATTCCCGCCATCCAAAAAGTCTCCCCCGGCTGGACCTACAAAGGAAAAGTAACCGACACCTATGTCCTCTCACAGTTGTTCCATGCCGACATGATGGCAGAAGACGCTAGCCGAGCAGGAGTTGATGCGGTCCTCCCTAGGAACCTTTGGGGCAGACACAGTCTCCAGTCCTGGGGCATGCGAATGGGCACGATGAAGGGTGACTATGACGGCGGCTGGGATGAGCTGAATGAGGACATGCTCATCTACTGCGGACAAGATGTCACTGTTACTCATTTACTCTACAAGCAGCTACTGATGGACGGCATCAACTTTAGCCGTGAGTCAGTCGAGACTGAGCATGTGATGGCAGAAGTCTGTGATCGTATAGGCAGCAATGGTTGGACCTTCGACACCGTAGCAGCAGGTGAACTGTATGCCACCCTGGCACAGAAAAGGGCCGACCTAGAACGTGAGATGGCTACCCTATTCGAGCCCTGGGAAATCCACACAGAGTTCCTTCCTAAGAGAGACAACAAGACCCTAGGCTACATAAAAGACGAACCGTTTACCAAGGTCAAGGTGGTGGAGTTTAACCCCGGTAGTCGCAAGCATATCCATTATTGCCTCACCAAGAAGTATGCCTGGAAGCCTAAGCAGTTTACCGCCAATGGCGATGCCAAGATCGATGAAGCAGTCCTCAACAGTTTGGCGTATCCCGAGGCACAGAAGCTAGCCGAGATGTTCCTGGTACAGAAGAGGATAGCGTCATTGGCAGAAGGCAAGCAGGCATGGCTAAAGCTATGTGATAAGGATGGAAAGCTCAGGCACCGATTGTTACCTGGTGGAACCGTGAGCGGCAGATGCAGTTCCCGCAACCCTAACATTCAGCAGATACCCAGTACCAGAGTCCCCTATGGCCGAGAGTGTCGTGAGCTATTCACCGCACCCCCAGGTTGGGTTGTCTGCGGTGCGGATTTGTCCGGGTTGGAACTGCGATGTCTGGCACATTACCTAGATGACGATGGTGCCTATGCCAAGCAGATTTTGGAGGGAGACATCCACACCTTCAATCAGAAAGCTGCGGGTCTACCTGATAGAGCCTCGGCAAAATCTTTTGTCTACAGTTTAATTTTTGGCGGGGGTGATGCTTTGATTGGCAAGATCGTTGGAGGCAAAGCTAAAGACGGCAAACGCCTTAAGGCTGAATTTGACAAAGCTATTCCGGCTTTCAAATCCCTCAAGAGCGAACTCGGTAGAGCATTCAAACGTGGCTACATCAAGGGTCTCGATGGTCGAGCATTGCATGTCCGCAGTGAGCATATTTTGCTATCACAACTACTCCAGTCAGCAGGTGCAATCATCTGTAAAGAATGGGTCAAATTGATTGATCAGGAACTAACTAAATCAGGCAGCAAGGCATACATCATGGCGTGGGTTCACGACGAGGTGCAGATTGCTTGCCCAACAGAAGAGGTAGGAAATGTCACAGGTAATCTCGCTAGACGAATGGCGAAAGAAGCAGGAGCTAATCTCAAAGTCGGTATCGACATCGATGCAGAATATTCCCTGGGAAGAACTTGGGCTGACACCCACTAACGAGGAAGAGGACCAAGCATTCGAAGACAACTTAGGAGAATTAATAAGGATGGTAATTGTCCTCGACAGAGCCTGGAGCAAGCCCTTCACAGTCAAAAGTAACTTTGCAAGGGACTGTGCCATGCATGTTGCGGTCTGCGCCTCAGAAGGCTTGATAAGCACATTAATCGATGACGATTGCTGGGGTAACCGCTGGCTAATAACTGAAAACGGTAGAGACTTTAAGGAGTATTGCGATGACCGTCTTAGACATTTTATGTCCCAATAAAAAGAACATCTTGGTCGATGCCGACCTCTATTTATTCCAAGCCACCATAGCCTCTGAGGAGACTATCTGCTGGGATATAGATGAAGACATCTGGAGCTTAAGGGCAGACCTTAAACAAGCTAAGAAGACGTTCTGTGAACGCCTCGAAGGCTTCAAGGAGAGGCTCGGTGCCGATACTTTAGTCCTATGTTTTAGTGACAAAAGTAACTTCAGAAAGACGGTGTACGAGCCCTACAAATCCAACCGAAAGAAGACCAGAAAACCAGTGGGCTATGGCCACATGATGGACTGGGCTAAAGACACCTGGCCGTCG